TCCTTGACCCGAATCGCCCTCGAAATGGCCTGATCGATGGGCGACTGGCTCTTCAGGTAGTAGTAGTTCAGGACTGAATAAGGAGTGTTCAGCCTGTCGATTCGCCCCTCGCACTGCTCCATGACCTTCCACGAGTAGTTCTGGGAGAAGAATATCATGGTGTCGCAGGTGATGCAGTTCCATGCCTCGGCCCCCGCGGTGTACTGCACTAGATACACCCAGCGAGGACTCTCCGGCAAGGGTTCGTGCTTGTGACCGTTGTACTCGGCGACCGGAACACCCAGAATATCCCTCAGCGACCGCAGCATGAAGAGCTCGTAGTCGAAATTGTAGAAGACGATGACCCGAGGATGGACCTCGCACAGCCCTCTCACCGCCTCAAGTCTCACAGGATCCTCATTCGTCACTCTTCTCAAGACATGACAGAGGCCTCCTGCGTTCTTGATGGGCTCCTCCTTGTACGGATCGAAGCGGTACTTCTGGATCGTACGATATGGCTTCTCCTCGTAGGGGACTGGGACGTCCTGACGGCGCTTGATCGTCTTCTTGACGAATGGCATGTCCACGAGTATCCGGTTTCGGAGCCGAAGCAGCTTCCCCTGCCCAAGATATCGCTCGAGACGCGGATAGCCGGCGCGATAGTTGAACTGGCAGTGTTCCCTCTCGAACTCGGTGCGGTTCTTGAAGAAGCCGTTGGCCACGAATACAGGGCAGTAGTCCAGCCAGTTATCCCCGGGAGTGCCCGACAGCATGATCCACTCGTTGTTCCTGGCCATATGCACGAATGACTTCGCCCACTTACCGTTCCCGATGGCTCTCTGCTCATCGAATATGATGAAGGAGTCACGGATGTTGCGGTAGTTGCTGATGTTATTCCAGGAATCAACCGTTGTGTAGTGCGTGAGGCCGTACATGGCCACATCCCCCTGCCAGTCGAGGTCGTCCCTCTTCCGAGCGGTGGTGATTATGACCAGTCGAGGCCCCTCGGCGAGCCTGCGACCCAGATCGGCCGGATGCCGCACCCCCAGCACCCGCTCGACGTAGTACTGGAGGGCGACAACCGACTTCCCCGAGCCCGGCTTCCCAGTCAATATACAGCCATTTCTCAGGTTCTTCACAGCTTCGACCTGATGAGGCCACAGATCAACCGGGCCCATGAATCAGTCCGCGCTTCCGAATCGAATATGTAATGGCGACTCGACCCACTCAACCTCACGCTCGTTCTCGTGCTGAACGAGATCTTGCAGATATGGCATAATGTAGTCGGTTCGCTCTGTCTCCTGTATCTCCGTCATTAGGACTCCTTGATCTTGATGCGAACGGACGACTGGTATACGCTGACGTACTCGACAAGAATCCTATCCAGTACGGTCTCGTCGATCAAGTAGTCGTTGACGAATACCAGAGTTCCGTCGTCCGTCGAGAAGACCTGTACCTCGTAGAAGCCTTCGCTCTCGAATTCTTTGTTGTCTCCTCGATAAACAGTCAGCTTGGTGGGTTCCACGGGCGTCATGAGTTCTCCTCCTGCTTCGGCGTGAAATAAATGGTTGTCAGATGATTGACGTCGTCCTTCTGTTCCCACTCGAGAGCCCGGAACTTCATGATCCGCCCATCATCAAGACGGAAATACCATACAGTCCATCCCGTGTCCGGTTCGTATTCAGCCCATCGCTCAATGAACTCCGTCTGCTGGACCTCGGTCCCGTACTCCCAGATCAGGATATACGGGTCATGCCCGTCGTTGTGCGGACTCTTGTACTCGCTCACCACAGAACTCCTTGGTAGATATGCTCCCACTTGCGTCGTTTGGCGTCCCACGCCCTCCTCATCGAGTCGCTGTGAGACTCCAGGAAGAGATTTGAGAGCCTGTTGTCGGTCCGGTCACCATTCATATGTGCAACCCTCTGCAAGGGCTCCAGAGGGCCGTTGAAGGCCTCCCAGACCATCTTCTGGACGTACTTCGTCCGTCTAATCCCGCGATCCCATAGCGTGACCTGAACGTACCCGTTCGGCCGACGATATGAGGCCAGGATCTGACCCGTCGATATGCGCCGAACCCTCCCGAGGTCGCTCACCTCGATGTCGTCGACGACCGAGTCCCGGAATGTCTCACAGGACGACTCGGCAGTGCTGCGGAATACCACTCTCGACCGCTCCCTTCACTCCGTCCTTCATGTGGATATAGTAGTCGATGGGCATGAACCCGTTCTCATCGGGGTCCCACCTGCTCCTACGAGGCTTGACCGGCTTCTCCTCGTTCTTCCTCAGCTCGAGATTGTCCAGAGAGCAGTTCTCCTTGTCTCCATCCTTGTAGCCGATATGATGGCCGTCCTGGACCTCGCCGTTGTACGCCTCCCAGACGACCGTGTTGAGCAGCATGGTTCGAGTCTGCCCCTCTGCTCGGAACGAGACGACCATCTGATCGCGATCCTCACGGAACCGGGTGGCGATCCTGTGGTTGGTGGTGAAATTGATGATCTCCGCGTTCCTGCTGACGCCGAAAACAGGCCATCTCTCGATCGGGACGAACTCCTTCTTCAAATCGACCAGCTCAAGGTTGTCCAGCGAGCAGTTCCAGTCGTCCCCGTCGATATGGCGCAACTCGTGCTGATAGGGGATCTCCATGCGGTTGAAGTGCTCCCAGATGAGCTCGTCCAGAAGACGCATCCGGATCCTGCGGTCGACGAAGAAATGGATGCAGGGCTGTCCGAAGCGGGACTCGTCGATCGGGACGTCCTTCTTCTTCCTCTTGGACCAGATACGCCCCTCACGGAAGTACCTGTAGGACTTGGTGGATGGTACTGGCTTGCTCACTTCAGGCACTCCAGAATATCGACGAGCTCTCCGAAGCTGCTCGCCACTCCGATGATGTCGTGGTCCTTGCGGATGATCCAGCTCGTGTCGAGCTTCTCAACAGTGAATGTCCTCATGCCCGGTCGACCCTCACAACGATCTCGTCGTCCATCCACTTCTCGCAGACGAACATGAACAGCGGCAGATACGTCAGGTTGTCGTCCAGCTCCGTGACGACCATAGCCGCGTTGGGGTCCTGGTCGGCGATATCGCCCTCGTAGCCGAATGCCTTGATCTTCCTCTTGACCTCACGGCCGTCCTCGAGGATGAGTGTGAATGTCATCGTTCGCTCCTTCTCACAAGTACAATACCGAAAAACAGGACCTCAGTCCTTCTGACGAACCGTGATGGTTCGGTTCTCCTCGTCGACGTCGAAGTCGCACATGCGGGCCGGCAGATACGACTGGGATCCGTACCCGTTGTCCACGAGGAGATCCCCGTTGTCCTGCCAGTCGACCGAACCCTTGAGCTCCCAGTGGCCGTTGCTGGGCCAGGCGTGGACCAGGACGTTCCACTCCTTCGGCTGGATCCTCTGGGCGACCAGGGTCTCGTTCTCGATGACGTCGAATATGCAGTCCGTGGATTTCATGACGACCTCACAGACGCCGAGGTCATTGGGCTCGACGCGGACCAGCCAGGTCTCCTCGTCGCCCTTCTCGGTGTGGACTGTCTCGTTGATGTCGAATATGTAGGTGCGCTCTCCGGACAGACGGAGGTAGAGTCTCTTGAGCATCGTTCGCTCCTTTCACAAGATATGGAGGGCCCCAGGTCTCCCCAGGGCCCTCCGTGGATATGGTTGTCAGAGGATGGCTTCGTACTGGGCGAAGAAATCGTCCCTGCGAAGAACCTCGATGGTGGTAGAGCTCTTCCTGACGACCCAGTCACCCAGGCCGAACAGCGGATATTCGTTCCCGCAGTCCCTGCTGACCCACTGCTTGACCGCCTCCTTGTTCTCCTCGGTAATGAGGACCGCCTCGAAAATACCAGGACGCGGCCTGACCATCCGGACCTTGAACTCAGATGCCTGCATCAGAACGGCACCTCTTCGTCGTCCTCTTCCTCGGCGTACATGGCCTCGAGCTCGTCCTCCACGATGGTGAAGAAGCCCTTGTCCAGATATGCCGAGCAGAACTCCACTCCGGCACGAGTCCGACCGTGGTAGGGGCGGATGGCGATATCGGCCCGCTCGAGGTCTGCGAAATCGAGGGCTCCGACAGTCTGCTCGTTCAGCAGGGTACGGGTCTTGCCCAGGATGGACACGAGCTTGGGAGGACGGCCTCCGAAGTTGACCTTGACCTTGATGAAGGGCAGGGGCTCCTCCGTCTCATCACGGGGCTTCAGGGTCTTGATGTTGAAGTCCTCCCGTTGGAAGTCCTCGACGGCGTCGTCCGGGATGATGACGCAGAAGGTGCGGGCGGAGTTGCCGAAGCGGTCCTGGACTCCCGCGAAATTGCGGAAGAGGAGCTTGGCGTTCTTGATGGTGTAGGTGTTCGACGGCACGGTTCGTTCCTCTCTATTGGATAGTAGACTTGAGTGAGTACCTGGTCGACGATATGGGACGGCGAGTAGAGCCTGTACCTCCTATCGCATGTGCTGCCATTCATGTTTCGTGTAGTGATGCTTGGCCTTGTCCTTCAGGACCCCGGCCTTTTCAAGGAGGAACTCGAGGTAGTCCAGGTGCTGGGATATCTGGTTGGCCATGTCGTCGATCTCGTAGAACTGATCGAGAATGGCTCGACTCTGCTCATCAGGAATAGGCTTGGGACGCAGCATCAGTTGCTCCTCTCGATCTTGACGATGCGACGCTCCTCGAGCTTCTTCAGCAGCCAGCGGGCGTCGAGCTCGGATGCGACGATATCGTACAGCTGATTGAACCACTCGACCTGCTCGGGGGTGAGGAAGTCGTCGAAGTCCTCACGGAACATGTCGAGCTCGTACTGGAGAGTCGTCAGCTTCTTCTCATCGAAGCCCTCAAGGATCTCCCCCAGGCCGTTGAGTACCTCCTCGACGCCGGCCCTGCCACGATAAGTGACATTGAGAAATGACTGCACGAGGGTCTTCTTCTCGATGACGATAGTGTCGCTTCCAAGCTTGTACCGGTACTCGTACTTCGACTTGTCGTAGATCGCATAGGGCTCCTTCACGGGATATGCGACCATCCTAGCACCCATGGCGTAGTTGACGTGATGGATGTCCTCGACGAAGTAGAGCCAGTACTCGTCATCCGTGTCGAGGAGATACCACCCGGAGACCTTACAGCCCTTCCGCTCGGCCTCCTCCCCATTCGGTAGGATAACCCGGGAGGCAACGGCGGCCGCCCAGAAGGCCTTACCGTCCTCGACGTCCTTCTCACAGATCATCTCAGTCCTCCTTCGGGACGTCGTTCTCGGAAATGACGTCGACGTTGGTGATCCCGACGATGAGGCCCGCCTGCACGAGGCAGTGGACGAGATCCCGCTCGTCGAGCTCGGTGCGGCAGATATCGATGAGCCCTCGAACCTCCTCGTGCCTCCTGGGGGCGTGGCCGTTGTCGGCGCACTTCTCGAGCTTCTTGATCAGGTCCTCGATCTCCTCGTTGGTGAGGTTGACCATCTCGGCCCTCAGATAACTGCGGTAGCCGCAGAGGATGTCGGCAGCGGTCTGAGCTCCGTCGTAGACTGACTCGGTCATTGTTCGTTCCTTTCGAGAAACCTAGAACCCGGGTTGGGTTCTAGGGAGTGAGTTGTTCAGATGGTCTGGTACGAGTCGCAGATGTCCTCGGCCATTGCAAGCATGTCCTCGCTCGTCGCGTCGGGGCGGTACTGGCGGCAGAAGTCGAGTACGGAGTAGTATGCGTACGAGGCAACTGCGAGAGTAACGCCTTTGTCGGCGAAGAGGGAGAAGATGCTCTGCTGGGCGAGGGAGGGGCAGGACATGGTCAGTTCCTTTCTGATGGGGGTCTCATTATATGCCCTGCCCGTCTCGCGACTCATGCTGTCAGGAAGGCGTCGACGTCCGTCCACTTCCTGATCTGGTCCATGGCAGCATCAACGAGCTGCCTGCCGTATCGATCGTCGTACACGTCACGCCAGTCGCCCTGGACGTCCTCGTAGTCCAGCCAGCGATAACCCTTGCAACCGCTGACATCGCCGTAGGAAATGAGCTCATTGCCCTCATTGTCAGTTCTGTGATTCTCTCGTACCAGTCGACCTGCT